GGATAGCCCACTGCCACATTTCCGCGTCGATAGAGAGGTCAACGGCCACAGAGAGGGGGTTCCCTTCAATCTTTGCCCGGCCACCGACTACGGCCGCTAAATGAATTACCAGGTCAAACTTCGTGTGATTTGCCAGGGAGAAGAATTTACGCACGTCCATTGAGTCAACGATGTCAACGCCAAGAATCGTGTGCCCCTGGCTTTCGTAAAACTTCTGAAAGTGCCGACCGACAAACCCTCGGTGCCCAGTAATTAAAATGTTCACTAGTAAGCCTCCAGTAGCTCAAGGTCATATTCAAACTTGCCAATTCCGCCATTCTTAACGGACAGGCTTTCATCTTCCCAGATGACAAAATAATCGTTCTCGTCTAGCGCTGCGCCGACGTGATTTGCAGGATTCTCAAGTTCAACTGGGAACTTCTTGGTAACGCTTGGCGCTGTTACCTTTGTGCCAAAAAAGCTGTCGTGAATCATGCAGCTTTTCTCCACCCTTACCCAAACCCTCCGTGACAAAAACTTTTGGTCGGATAGGTATGGGTCTCTGTCGGTTTCCTCCTGCATAAACATGCCCATCATTGTGGCAAGATTTCGAAGCTTATCTGCGTAGCCGCCCCACATCCCTGCGCTCATCGGCCATTTCTTGTGACCAATCTCGTGATCTTTCATTACATGGAAGTCTAGGCCGCTATCAAGCCATTCTTCGTAGGCTCGGCGCTCTCGGACGGTCAGGCGCGCATCAATATCCCTAATCAGTACAACATCGACTTCTCGGTCGGAAAACGCAAGAAATCTCCAGGCATTCGCAAACCATTGGTTTCCGGCTGGTGCAATCTTAATTTCCACATTGGAAAACTTCTTTAACTCTTCTACGGCCCATGCGGGAACTCCGTGCGCGATATAGATGCGCATTACAAAATCCGGGTAAATCTTTTTTGCCAGGATTGCGTTAATAAACGCTCCGACAATGTATCGCCTGTTGTTTCCGTAGAGAACAAAGGAGAGAACGTTTTTCACTTGTTAAGGATTTTTTGGAGATCATGAGCAAACCGATCTCGAAGATATCGGTCAAAGGCAACTACGTCCTTGGTATAAATCTCTGGGCTATTGACCTCGATATACCCGGCATCATTCTGTGACTTCCCAGCCAGTGGGTGCAGGTGCTCAATGATGACGTCGCTACGGTAAATGAGGTGGCCAAGATCCTGTCCAAGCGCCTTCCAAAAATTATCCATGTACATATGGATAAGCTCCGGCGGCGCCATGTACCCAATAGCCCGAACGATTGATGCCGACATCATTACGGCGGTAGGAAGATTCTGACCCTGGAAAAGGTCGTTTCCGTATGCCACGCCGTCCCGGTCGCCAATTTCTTTTGCAAGCTCTGTGTCCCAGCCCTTGGTCATGGGCCGGTGATCGTCGCCCATAAATGCAAGGTACTCATAGTCGTTGGCATGCTTGACGGCAAGAAGGTTCAGCGTTCCGCACATTCGCAGGCGCGGGTTCACAGACGCAAGGGCCATCACCTCGTCCGAGTACGGGGAGAAGTCGTCCTCGTCAATTCCGAACAAGATGTCGCAATCTTCAGACGTTTCACGAAATTGCTTTAGCAAAGCGTCGCACGATGCTGGCCGGTGCCTGGTCGGCACGATCAAGAGTGTCTTAGCCATTTTTCACCGCCGATTTCATGGTAATAAGCCACTGGGCCTCTTCTTCATTGAGTCTCACAAAATCCTCCGCTTGAATGTTTTCTGGAAAATGCACCGCGTATGGGTCGGTGTCGTTTGTCCACCTTGGAGAGTACGCCAAGGCAATGTTAAACGACGAAGACCATAGATACCAAATTGCCGCAACTTTAGGGCTTGGTGGCGGTGTTTTGCTCATGGCAGGACTATAACACACCATGAGTAGATTTTCACAGGATTGCGCTTGTAACCAAGTCGCCACTATCTTGTGTTACTGCCCCTTTATCCGGGGAGTGGCGCCCCCTGGGCGCCTGGAAGAAAGGAGGCATTATGGCAGGCAAAACGAACACAAAGCTTACGCTTAAGGCAACCCCAAAGCCGGCGCACCTGACTGGCATAGCTTGCTATACATGTTCCAATAACATTATGTCAAATGAGATAAGCACCTGGAAGCACATCTGGTTCCCAGAAGGCGCAGCTAGGCGCTCAGTATTTCGACAGTATCACAAGAAGTGTGGCCCAACAATTTCCGCAGACGCAGGTAAAAAGAAATGATCGACCTGCTCGCCCCGTTCCCCGAAGATGAGAACACTGAGGAAGAGTGCGGTGATTTATGCGGGGCTGCGCTTGCTGAGCGGGTATGTGACGCATGCGATGAAACATTCGTTGCATGCTATGACCACGAAACCTATGTGATGCTTTGCGAGATCTGTCGTGAAGTCTAGAAAAAAGGATCGCAATGAAGAAATCGCACGTCTGTTCCTGGATGGCTACACGGCCAACGAAATCGGAAGGATGCATGGCATCAGCAAGCAGCGCGTCTCTTTTATCCTCCACAAGCTTGGCATCAGGGCTGAAGAGTCGTTTACAACAGTTACCCTTCCTGACCCCTACGTTGTTGCGTTGGATTTCGGGGATATTGCCAGTAGGGTGATGCTTGATTGGTCTGCCGCAAAAATATTGCCAAAGTTTGATTGCGTCATAACCTCAACCCCGGACACTGCTCATGTTGACTTGCGCCAATTTAGCAATCGAGAACACGTCTTGGCCTATGTTCCAAAGCTAGAAGGGGCAGAAATTCCAGGTAGGGAGATCCGTTCTAACTGGTTGATGTACGCCTACCCGCTTGAGGAGTCCCGGTTTAGTCCCTTTTCGCAGGCGGAACGTACTTAAGCTTACTGACGGCAGCAGCATCAAACCGGTAGTCCAAAAATCCAGCGTGTCCGGTCCTGGCGTCAATCTTTGCCTTGACCTCGACCCCTGACTTTTTTGCCAGCCTGCAAAATGATACGTCTTCACCGGCGTATTGCGTGCACTTCACCCCATCAATGACAATCTGCTGATGCTCGTAGCGGAAAAATTGATGAATAGCCCTTTTGTCAAATTCAACCTTGTCTTCAGGGTTTGCTGCGATGATCTTCATAAGCGAAGCTCGTGATGCAAGCATTGCACCGGTGCCAATCCAGTCGACAGTCGCAAGCCCGTAGTCATCGGTGTGCATAATTCCGCTTTCTGGGATAGAGAAGTTTGCGTCAGACAAAATTGCCGGAATGTCTTTTGGGGCAAAGTCTGGGTTGTTTCGAACAGTTTCGGCAATCCGGTCCCATTTTGCAAACTTTTTGCAGCAAGGAAAGCCAACAATTGTGTTTTCAAGGTGCGGTAAGCACGCCAACACATCGCCTGGCTCGTAGTTAATGTCAGAGTCAACCATGAAGATCCAGTCTGCATCTGTCTCTAGGAAGCGATCCACAAGATAGTTTCTTGCCGAGGGAAGAATCGAGTTGCCGGTAAGGAAGTCAACCTTGCAGTTGATCTTTTGCTGGAAAAGCGCAGACTTTAGATTGTCGTATGAGTGCATGTACTCCGACGAGACTCGGCCATCTAGCGTTGGCGTCGAGACCCAAAGCTTTGGGAACCTCTTTGTCGGCGCTGATTGAATCCTTGGCTCTGGCATTAGTTGGCCTTGCGCTTTGCGCCAATAGGTTCAGGCATCTTTCGCTTGTTCTCCTCTTCGTGCCACTTTGTATGCTCGCGCTGCAGGTTGATAAAGACGCCAATAGCTTCCCCCCACGCCCTGCGCTCGCCCTCCGCGACTTTCATTGCCATTCCCCCGGCAAGCAAAAGCGCGCTGATCAAAAACCCAACAACAAATCCAAGAAGCAATGCCGCAAAGTCCATGTTACTTTTCTCCTTCAAGCGCGTGTAGCGCAGCTAGATCGTACTTCAGCGCAAGTGAGGCGCTGTGCCGAGTATGGCCATCAACCTTGACCCACACTTCTCCACCGATTGCTCGGAACTCATCGCAGAAGTTGTAATCCTCTCCGATAAAATAATTTTCCCTCCGACCGTAGCGAAAATACTCAACAGTTCTTATCTGCTTTTCATCCATTAGCTCAATATACCATCGGTCCGGATAGGCCTTCTGGAAGCGTTCGAAGGCGCTTCTCTGGACAATCATACACCCCGTTCCGGCATGTGTGGCACGCATTAAGCCAAGAGCTGCTTCTTGCTCGTTGGGCGCCGGTGCCGAATTGTCTAAGACAAAGTTTGGCCTACCAAGCACGGCCTCAATGGCCTCCGCTGGAACCTCAGGGCGCTTTCTCACAAGATCTACTGCCCGGTCCCAACGAATTTGCCGCTTGATGCACGGCAATGCAACAATTTCTTTTCCTGCCGCAATGGCATACATCACGTCTTCCCAGTCAACCGTGATGTCGGCGTCAAGCATGAGGATGTGTGTTGCTGTGGACTCTTGCATGAACTTGGCAACGCATCGGTTTCGCGCTACCGGGAGCATTGAGCTGCCAACAACAAAACTCCAATGAAAATCAATCCCTACTTGGAGACACGCCCGTTGGATGCTCAACAGCGAATGCGTATAGCCGTGGTCCACCTTGCCGTCGATGATCGGCGTAATGGCAATCAGTGAAATTTTCTCCGGCTGGGGGGCCGTAGTTTTCACAAAGCTTGCCGCTCGACGCTGCTTTTTCTTGCTCATGGGTTCTCCTTCGTGGATGGAAGATACCACACTTTTTGCCCGTTTGGTGACGATTTTGGGGAAGGGGGGGAGAACCTTTAAGGAGAGGGGGGGATGGGGCTCCAGAGATCCGGGGGTCTGGGCTAATACTTCTTTTGTAGTTAGAACACAGGATTGAACTTGACGGGAGTATCCGGGGGGCGTATGATCGCAATCCTTCCTGGGGGGGATGGGGCGACGGAGTGACGGGGCGACGGGCTGATACCGGAGGTCGATTGACTGGAAAAGATTTACAGCTGGTGAACGAGAAGGCAGAGTGCTTGCATTCGGCGGCAATCATTCTTGGGCCAGAGGGAACCAAGGCATACGGATTACCAACAGATGTTGAAAAGTGCCTAGATTGTGGATGGCGGGCATTTGAGCAAGCTTGTGGTAAGCGGGTCGAGCTTCCAGCGGTGCAGATTGTTTGGTGGGAGAAGACCGAGAAGCGCGAAGCACATTGGATTGTTGAATGCTTTCCTGGAGATCTTGTCCCAGACGAAGCCAGCATCATTGGTCGCGGAGAAAATCCGGGCGAGGCAATGCACAACTTGGCTAAGGAGATTACTTCTTGTCTGAGGGGTCAGCGCCAATAACGAGGTGAGTTTCTTGCGGGATTTTTTCCTGCCAGGCCCAGCCAGATCCCTTGTAGGTAATCTTCGGGGTGTTGAATACAACGCTCATCTCGCCGTTGCACACAAGGCATAGCTCCTTAGAGTCGTCGCTCATCTTGCGCACGGTCTCCCGGATGATATCGCACTTCTTGCACTTGTAGTCGTAAGCTGGCATTCCTTCTCCTTTGGTGGAGCCGGGCGGGAGTTACACCCGCCGTTACCCTCAGGCATGATGACCTTTGGCGTTTACTCGGCCCCAGGGGACTATAACACGCTATAGCCCGAGCGTCACCTCTCCAGGCATTGCGTTGTCGCGGCGAGCCTGATCTTCTTGGACCTTCCACTTCTTGGCAATCTTTCGGACAGCCCAAGAAGATCGAAGAAGGCTTCGGGCGCGCTCTCGTTGCATGTTCGACCACGCCTCAAGCTCCTCAGAGCTGGTGGCAAGGTAGATCCCGGCCGGGGCATCGGATGCCGAACAAATCGGCTGCTCCCAAACATTTCGCAACTCTTCAACCGCCAGCTGGATTGCCCGGCTGTTCCACCGGGTGCGCTGGGAAAGGTCTTTATACGTAATGGCGTTCTTGCGGCCCACGCTAATCTGGGAAAGAATAAATACAAGCTCTGGGCCCATCTTGGTTTCCATGCTAATCCTCCTTACTGGGTGATGCTATTCAACTACACAATACTACGCTCATCCTGGCAGGGCGTCAACTAGGGGATAAAGCGAACCTCAATGGTGTTCTTAAATCCTGGGGTTGTGTTGGCGTATGGCCACTTGGGAATCTTTCCGCCCCGGTAAGCTCCCAGGGCCGCCCACACCTCTGGGCTCAGGTCAATCAAGCTGTCGTCTCGCGTGCCCTGCTTTCTGTCCGCACCGTGGCAGGCGCAGTAGTCAGCAATCCACACTTCAACAGACTTGCCTGTGTGCGTTGAGATAATCAGTAGCTTCTGGGTTGGGACTGTGTGCCACGATGGAATATTGAGGTGTTCGCGCAATCGCGGACCAAGGGCGGCGTACATGTTCTTCAAGGTGGTCTTCCACGGTCGAACGCTGGCTGTCCACCCACCCATGTTTCTCAGATAGCATTCCCACTCTGGGCGGGCAGCGCACTCTTTCTTGTTTGCATACACCCACGTCTTTGGGGAGTCGTACCAAGAGCGAGCATGCTGGTAGGCGTCATAGCGAGTCCCGAAGCCGTTTACCCGGATAG